CAACTGGTGGAAGGCTACGGGCATCTGGGACGCAATGAGCTCAAGAACATGGTCAAGTTCTGCGAAGCGGTGGTCAATGACTGCGGTGCTTATGTGCAGATCAAGAAAGTGGAGCGCAAGCCGCGCAAGAAAAAGGCAGTGCCTCCAGAGAAGCAAGCCGCTAAGTTCAAGTTCTTGCGCGAATTCCCAGAACTCAAACTCACGTCAGAACCCGCACACCGTTTGGTGAACTGTGCCGAAGCTTGGCTGTACCATACCAAGAAGCGCAAGCTGATCCATGTGGTAGCGGACAGCCATGTGGGCACCTTTACTGTGAAGAACAACGCTATCATTGGGTTTGACACCACGGAGACCATCCAAAAGACGCTGCGCAAGCCAGCAGAGCAAATCAAAGCACTGATGACAGGGGGTAAGCCTGCTGCTCGCAAACTGTTCAAGGACATCAAGGCCACAGAAACCAAGTTCAATGGGCGAGGCACTGAGGATATCGTGATTCTCAAAGCCTGGTAAATACAGGGACGGAGAGTCCCAATGGCAGAACAGCAAGATACACTTAGCGTACTCAAACAAAATCTCATTGAATATGTGCAACTTCAGCTGGGTAGCCAGATCATTGATCTTGAACTGGACCCAGCGCACTACGAAGCAGCATACACCAAGACCCTAGGCACTTATCGCCAACGGGCCAACAACGCCTACGAAGAAAGCTACAGCTTCTTCACTTTGGTCAAGGATGAAAATATCTACACCTTGCCCCAAGAAGTGGTCAGTGTGCGTCAGTGTTTCCGTAGAACGTTTGGTGATTCCACTGGTCCGTTTGCATCAAACTTTGACCCGTTTGCCCAGGCGTCAATGAACGTGTATCTCATGAACTTCAACGTAGCTGGTGGTTTAGCCACATACGATTTCTACAGCCAATATGTGGAACTGGCAGCAAAGATGTTTGGTGGTTACTTCAACTACACCTTTAACCAAGTGACCAAGAAGCTGCAACTGATCCGCGATCCCAAGAACACCGGCGAAGCTGTGTTGATCTGGACCTATAACTTGAAACCTGAGATCAACTTGCTGAGTGACTTCCAAATCAGCCAATGGATCCGGGACTATATGGTGGCCAACTGCAAGATGATCATTGGTGAAGCCCGCGAAAAGTTTGGCACCATAGCCGGACCACAGGGTGGCGGCACCCTAAACGGCACTGCCATGAAAAGTGAAGCCAAAACAGCCATGGACGAACTGATTAGCCAGCTCACTAACTATGTGGATGCTTCGCAGCCCCTGACCTGGGTTATTGGTTAAACACCGATTGCTCACCAACACAGCCCGTGCTATAATACAGCATGGACTTGATGATCGACTTAGAAGGTTTGGGCACAGGCCCGGACACTACCATACTCACTATCGCTGCTCAGGCATTTGATCCTTTGGGCGAAGGTTGCTATGACCAGTTCTACTACGCCAGAGTCACACTAGAAAGCCAGGAACACCGTAGCATACAGCAAGGCACCATAGACTGGTGGGCCACTCAACCCGCTGCTGCCCGTGATGAAGCGTTCAACGAGCAAGGGCGCATACCCCTGGACCAGGCCCTGGAAGAACTGGGAAAACTGATCTGGAAAGCCAAGCGTGTGTGGGCACAAGGTCCCACATACGACATGAACATCTTGGAGCACGCCTACAAGAGCTACAACAAGCCCATCCCTTGGCAGTTTTATGCTGTGCGTGACAGCCGCACCGTGTTCAGCCTGTGGCCCGATCTGCAAAAACCAGCCACTAGCCATCATGCGCTGGAGGACTGTAGGCGCCAAATCAAACTGCTGCAAGAAACCTTATCTTACTTCAAAATAAAGGCCCTGGCATGATCATTGGTATTTGTGGATTTATTGGTGGTGGCAAGGACACCATTGCTGACTATCTAGTGAATGTACAACATTTCCGTCGTGTGAGTTTTGCTGGTGCGCTCAAAGATGCAGTGAGTTCGGTGTTTGGTTGGGATCGCGAGATGTTGGAAGGGCGTACCCAAGAAAGTCGCAACTGGCGCGAGCAGCGTGATGAGTGGTGGACACAGCGCCTAGGGCGTGAAGTTACTCCAAGACTGATACTGCAACTTTGGGGCACAGAAGTATGTCGTCAAGGGTATCATGATGAGATCTGGGTGGCCAGCTTGGAAAACCGCCTACGCAACAGCCAAGACAATGTGGTCATAACTGACTGTCGCTTCCCCAACGAGATCAAAAGCATCCGCAATGCAGGTGGCTATGTGATCCGTGTTTGCCGTGGTGCAGAGCCCGAGTGGTATGATCTAGCAGTGGCTGCTAATCACGGCAGCTGGGCCGCACGCCAAAAGCTAGACACATATCAGATCCATCCCAGTGAAACTGCCTGGGTGGGCACAGAGTTTGATGCAGTGATCAACAACACTGGCAGTTTCGATCACACGTTCCAGCAAGTAGAAACAGCAGTGCGCACGTTCCAAGGCATCAGCGATCTACTTCAAGATCTCCCGGTCGCCATGGCAGATCACTCCTGAGCAGTTCTTCCACGCAGTTCTTGCACACTGATTTAAGATTTTTCAGTGCTGAGTTATTGAGATCTCCGTCCACATGATACACCAGCAGCTGGCTGGCATATCGTGCCTTAAACTTACAGCGATCACATATCATCTTCTTCTTGTAGCCTGACAACTCCCATCTTGGTTTAGGTGGTTTTTGTTTTCTTGCTTTCTTAGCACAAGTGCTACACATGCTCCTGTAATAGATCCTATCGTACTTGTGATAGGCCACGGCTCTGGGTCGTAGTTTACAGGTAGGGCACACGGGTCTCATGTGGTATTTAGTGTACGGACCTACATATAGGCCGCCGTTACGCCCCGTTTTTTTGGTGAATCCATAAATATTAGCACTTGAAAAGGATTCCACCATGGCTCTTACATCACCAGGCGTACAAGTAACAGTTATTGACGAAAGTCAGTATATTCCATCAGCAGTCAACACAGTACCATACTTTTTGATTGCCACAGCACAGAACAAAGTATCTGGAGCCGGTGTTGGAGTAGCAGCTGGTACTCTTGCAGCCAATGCTAACAAAACATATCTGATCACCAGCCAGCGCGACCTCGCTGCTACATTTGGTGTTCCGTTCTTCTACACCACAACAACTGGTACACCAATCAATGGTTACGAACTCAACGAATACGGTTTGTTGGCTGCTTACAGTTCACTGGGTATCAGCAATCGTGCTTATGTACAACGTGCTGATATTGATCTTACAGAACTCACAGCCACATTGGTTCGTCCAACTGGTACACCCAATGATGGCACCTATTGGTTAGATGTTGCTACATCTGTTTGGGGTATCCAGGAGTGGAACTCAAGTACAAATACATTCACAGTTATGACCCCAACAGTTATTACTAGCTTGGATGATGTGGTAGAAAGCACAAGTCCCACAACCAATAATCCTGTTTACACACCTCTGCAAAGCATTGGTAGTATTGGTGACTATGCAGTGGTCAGTGTAGGTGGTTCTATTGCTGCTGGTGGTGACTGGCATAATGTGGGCTGGTACAAAAACACAAATAATGACTGGGTAGTGATTGGTAGCCAAGAATGGCAACAATCATGGCCCACAGTGCAAGGTTCAGTCACAAACCCTACACTCACAGCTAACCAAAGTATTTTTATCAATGGTACTTCTGTTGCTGTGCCTATCGCACCAAACAACAACCTTGCAGGTTTTGTTGCCGCAGTGAATACAGCAGCAATCGCTGGTGTAACAGCCGAAGCAGTCAGCGGTAAGTTTGTGATCTACGCCGATTCGGACGCTAGCAATGATGGTAGTACAGCTACCTATGGTGTGGTGAGTATTATTCCTAATGCCAGTGGCACAGCATTGTGTACAGCACTTGGCATTCAGGCCATTGAATACTATGCTCCAATTTTTTATCCAACTTACAGCTACTTCTGCCCACGTTGGAGAAGCACAGATACAACCCCACGCCCTACAGGTTCGATATGGAACAATGTGAGTCCAGTAAACAATGGTTTGAATCTGTCATTGAAGAAATATAGTGCCGCACTTGGCACATGGGTATCACAAACAGTACCTGCATACTTTACCTCTCCAAATGCTCTTTATGCATTAGATCCCACAGGTGGCGGCAAAAACATTCCTGTCGGTACCACCTGGTGCATCCCAAGAGCCAATAGCTCAGAAACAACACCTCTGCCTTCTTTTGGTTTTGAAATTTATGAACAGGTCGTATTTGGCCAAACTATCGTCACTGGAGATACTACACCCGGCCAGGGCGGTGACAGTTTGTTTACTATTGGTAATACATTCACATTGTCTGCCACAGCAGCAGGATCAACCACTTATAACACAGCCACAGTTACATTGACCGGTACCAGCATCGCTAGCTTCATAACTGACGTCAGTGCAGTTTCTGAAACTGTTCCTTATGTCACAGTCAGTGTTAACTCTGCTGGCAACATGGTGTTTACTCATACACAAGGTGGAGTTATCCAACTAACCAACGTTGGTGGTACTCCAATCACCACAGCTGGTTTCACCAATGCTACTACCTACTGTAGAGAATCTTCCGGCGATGATAACATACTGGTACTGAGCAATTTCTGTAGCAGCCCAGAGTTTGTGTACACCTCCAGCGACACAGCACCTGATCAAGATCCAGCAGATGGTCGTCTGTGGTACTACTCAGCTGTGAATCAAGTGGATATCATGATCCAGAACAACGGCGGTTGGTACGGTTATCAGAACGTGAGCAACGATGTGCGTGGTTACGATCTCACAGGAACCAATGCCACAGGACCTATCTGTGCAGCCACAGCTCCTACCACACAAAACGATATAGCTCAAAGTCCACTGGTGTATGGTGATCTGTGGGTTGATACTAGCGATTTAGAAAACTATCCTATGTTGTATCGTTGGGAGTTAGTGAGTGGCGTGGATCAATGGGTAGCCATTGATACCACAGACCAAGTCACACAAGATGGTATCTTGTTTGCAGACGCTCGTTGGGCACCCAATGGCACCACTGACCCAGTGGCTGATCCATTCCCCACTATCGTTAGTTTGCTGACCAGCAACTACCTGGATCTTGATGCACCAGATCCTAGTCTGTATCCACAGGGCATGTTGCTGTTTAACACACGCCGCAGCGGTTACAACGTCAAGAGCTATCAAGTAGATTACTTCAATGCCACTAGCTATCCTGATGATACATTGCCTACAGTGACTAGCACTTGGCTCACAGCTTCAGGTAACAAACAAAATGGCAGCATGTACTCGGGTCGTTTGGCTCAGCGCCAGATGGTAGTTGAAGCCTTGAAGTCAGGCTTAGACACAGCATTAGGACCAAGAGAAGACACAGCACAGTTTACACTGATCGCTACACCTGCTTATCCTGAGTTGATTCCAAACATGATCGCACTCAGCAATGAGCGTAACAATACCTTGTTCGTTGTGGGAGATACCCCAATGCGCTTGAATGGTAGCGTTGGTCAAG